AAATTTGTTGTGGAGGACGTAATCTAAAATAAGCGTTAATTGCTTGTTTGTTAGCATCTTTTCTGGATACTTCTAGTTCAACTGCTTTTTTTTCTCCAGCCTCTTTTGTTCTAAGATCCATTTCCTGTTCTGGCGTAACAAACCTAGACCCAGGAAGGTTTTTCTTAATAGCATCAGCTAAAGCCTTTTCAGCCGCTTGACGCTCTTTACTATTTGCTGGTAAAGAATCTTTGTATGCTCTAAATGCGTCAATATCTTGTGCTGGAATATTAGACTCTGGCTGACCATATTGCTGTTGAACGGACTCTGAATACCCTGGACGATAACCACCGCTTGGCATAGGCGCATTTGGCAATGGCGGTTGAACCTTTGGACCATATGGACCCATTTCTACACGGCCATATTGTTGTTCAGCGGTCATTGCTGGTGGCAACATACGTTTTTTCATTTCCATCTGCGTGTTCATTCTTTGCGATGGATAATTAAAACTTTCAGCAGACTGAAGAATTTGTTCTGGCGTAAAATCTTCAAATGGCACATCTGGCTTTATGCCATGAATATTTTCAATTTGTGCCAAAGTTGATCCTATTATCTGTTTGAATTGATATGGATTTTGTTGCCCAGAAGACATGTAGTTTTCTACTACAGGACCAAGAGCATTAGCAAAAATTTGTGCTTTCTTTGCATGTTCTTCAGAGCCTAATTTTGCAATTTCAGCCTGAGTTTTTTGTATGCCAGCGCCTTCTTTCATCAATTCATAGTTGGCCTTTTGTTGTTCAAGACCAAATCTAGGATTGATTGACATCAACTCTTGCATACTTGGTTGACGGCCAGAGCTATAGATTTGACGCAATCTTTGCTCATCTTCCATGGCTCTTTGCTTTTCAGTAAGCTCCATCTCACCCATCTTCTGGCGTTGATAGTTTTTTTCCCATGTTGCAGGATTAGTTGCTTCCAGCATCATTGAATACATTGAAGATAGATCAGACATAATTTTTGCCTTTAATAAAGTGCGCGAGGACCACCAGGAGAAATGTATCCAGGCGCAGCAGTTGATAATTGAGAAGATCCAGATGGAACATTTCCAAACCAGCCAGCATCTTTTCCTGCACCATAAATAGATCCGGCAACATTGCCAATTCCAGCACCAATGCCTAATGCGCTTTGTCCTTGTGCGGCAGCATTAGCCATATTTGATTGCATCATTGGAGCAGCCATACCAGATGCAAGACTATATGGAGCTTGCACAGCAGTTAAGCCAGTGTTTACGCCAGTGTTGTAAATGTTTGCAGCTTGTTGATTTGCGCCCATTAACAAATTGCCGTATTGGCCTTGCTGCGCTAGATTCTGATTAAATGCTTTAGTATACGCATCCTGCGCTCTTTGCCATGCTTGTTGAAATCCAGTAGCCGCTTGTTGCTGACCATAGCCTTGAGCCGCTTTCATCTGTGCGCCAGATAGCAATCCACCGCGAGCCGCAGCTTGTTGAGCTAGATTCTGCTGGCCTTGTTGCAACTGGAATTGATAGCCTGGAGTAGCCTGTAATTCAGCCAAACTGTTCACCATTGGCGTATACAATGGCGATTGTCGATATTGTTCTTGCGTATAAGGCTGCATGTATTGCTGGTACTGAGCCGTATCAGCCCATCCTGGCATACCAGCTTGATAACCAGCAGCAGCTTGTTTGCCAAGTTTTCTATATGGCGTCATCTCTTGATGAGAGCCAGTATAGATAGCTTTCATTATGTCTTCGTTTTGTTTTCTTGCCGCAGCAGATGAGCTAGATGCAGAAGCAGCACTTCCTCCAGCCGCAGCAGCACTAATACCAGCAGCAGCAATAGCAGCGCCTGTCATTGCGTCACCTCAAGAAATTTTTGTTCAATAATCATTTGATAATCCTCATAAGTATCCGCAAATATTTCATCTTCAATTTCTGCAACTGAATTTGTGTTAGATGTATGAACAGTCACCCAACTTGTATCAGTTTCACAATAAATTGCCCTTAAAGTTCCTGGTTTAGTAACGAAAACTTGCGGAGCTTGTACAGATTTTCTTTCGCCATTCTGATCATAAACAACACATTGTCCAGTTAGAACAATTGTTATGTGCTCAGACAAATGAGTCTTAGTAATTACTGTAATTCCAGCATTGACGTAGTTGCGCCTAGCATACAAACCATCAGCAAAGAAATGCTCCAATGGCGGTTCATATTCTTTTAAAAGACCGCGCTTAACGCCTTCTTCCATGCAGGACCTAAGTCCTTGAATGCGTTGAACTCCTGCTGGAACAATTGCGTTCATTATATTACTTTTTCTTCATACTTGGCTTAGACTTTCCAGCTTTAGACATTGCAATTGCAACAGCTTGCTTTTGTGGTTTACCAGCAGCCATTTCAGTCTTAATGTTAGAAGAAACAACTTTTTTACTACATCCTTTTTTAAGTGGCATAAATCACCAATGTACCCAGGTTGAACCATTCCAATAAACAGGCTTATTTAGATCAGTGTCAAAATAAGGCTGGCCGACATAAAGATTATTAGTAGGTCTATTCTTTGTAGTCCCACTGCTAGTAGAGGCATTAAGAATCAATTGAACTCGATCAAACCACTGCGACCAAACACCATTGGCTTTACTTTCTTTGTCAGCAATAGCTGATTGATTTGGAGCTTTTGGAAAGTTCATTATTTAGCCGCCATAGTTGCATACGCTGCTGCCGAAATGATGACTACTTTCACTGGATCGGTCACTCTGAACTTGAACACAAATGATCGGCTTACACCCAAACGCCGCCATTCCGCTCTTCGCAAATATTGACCAATTGCGCCAAAGCTAGTCCACATTTCACGACCATAAGTATACCCGCCGTCTCTACTGACTTGTAGCATGATCTGTGGCTGAATTGATCTTTGTGATAACCCAGACTCTTCTGTGATAAAAAGATTTCCAGACTGTGACTCAATAATCTCGCTATTTTGGGTGTTTATGTAAATATCACCAGCATCTCCACCAATTACACCAACGCCCTGTTGCATGTCCAATCGCAATCTATAGATATGCAACTTGTTAAAGCTAGTGCTTGCAAACAAATGCGGAGTGATTAACTCTCTAGCAATCAAGTCTCCGTTGTCAGTGTAAGTCTGTGGATCTAGAATATAAATATTGCCATTGCGATAATCAGTGACCGCAATTTGATTTCTATATTGAGCGCCAAAGTTAGCGTAATGCCTTGTTTCTCTACCAGAGACTAGTTCGCTCCAAGCATCTGTCGTTGCATCAAAAAGCCAAGTTTTTTGTTCTTTCTGGAAAGAGATTTGATAAAATTCATGACCGTTCTGACGATAGCCAAACGCGATAGCATCGCCAACATTTTCATATTGCGTTAGCAAATAGTCTAAATCTGGCGTAGAGACTACAACTGGCTGATAATTCTGTATGCGTATAACAGAGATCCCACCGCGCCTAGTGCGACCGAGATAGAACATTTCACCAGCACATCTAGCAACTGACCAACGAGCAGCAAGGCCAATGTCCGTAGGTGAGCCAGCAATCCTTTGAAAAGGAAATGGAAATGATCCAGTGTTTTGCCAGTATTCTTGAGAAATAGTTCCCAGCAGGACAAGATTTCCATTGTCTACAAAGACCGCTTGAAGATCATCCGTATACGCCTCTTTGCTAGCAAACTGTAATGGGTCCCAGTTAAAGCCATCGTATTGTCCAGATAGCCAAAACTGCTTAGTGTTTGGAACATTAATGACAAAATAGCTATCAATAAAGACTACAGTGTTAGCCCCTGGAAAATTTACGCCAGTGTAAGAGCTTGTTATAGATCTAAAGTTATCTATAACTTTTAGTGTGCCAGATGTTGCGGGCCAAGGATCTTGATAGCTGATAAGCCAGTCATCTGCATCAGTTACAACGCCAAGCCCGCTTGCTGATTGATAGGCATATCCTGTGCCAGTGCCAACACCAGTTGCTATAAACGTTGTTCCAATGACGTTAGATGATGATCCAATCGTGGTGAAGTTTGTTGTCCCTACAAATCCAATGGTGTAAGTTTTTCCAACAACAAAATTACCAGCAGTTACAGTTGGTACGTTTGCAGTGAATACAATTCCTGATTGATTTAATGAAGCTCCAACAAGAGTAAAGTCAGAGTTAGCAACATCTTTAATAACGTATTGAACGCCATTAATCAGATATGGCGCACTTGTCTCAGGAACTTTTACCGTATAAGTTGCTGTCCCAAGAACAGGATTTACTGGAAGATCTCCAGTTATGCGCTGTACTTTTACTTGCTGGCCCGTTTTTCTGCTGGTTAAAGTTTCATTGACCAGAATTGCTCTGTCATTATTTACGTTAGCAGTACCGTTAATAGTGCCGCTTGCCGCAGCAAATGTCCATGTGTTACCAAGAACAGATGTAATTGTATAAGTTCCGCTTGGGACATCACCGCTAACAGTGCTAAATGTTATGTTTTGACCAACATAGCGATATAAACTTACATATCCTTGAGTCTCAACAACAGTGACAACATGAGTTGTAGCGTCTACTGTGTATGCTCTAAGAATATAATCTGGAAAATTGTAAGTTAGCTCGCCAGTTTCTGGCTGAAAAATGTAGCCATTTTGACCATCTACAATCATTAATTGTAGACCGTTGTCTGCCATGGATACGCATCCAGCCGTTGTATTTATTTGTCCTATGGATACATAGGTTCCATCAGAATAAACTTGATAAAGCTGATTATATGCAACTACAAATAATGCGTTTCTGGCTTCCCACCACCACATGCCGCGAACAGGCTGATTTCCAAGGCTTGTAATTAATTTAAGCCCAGGAGTTCCATACGCGACAAGATTGGATTTATCCTTTTCCGCTTTAACTTCTAGAAAAAGATTCTGGCGTTTCTGAGCAACAATAGATTTTGATCTACCTTCTACTCCTGGACCTAGAACCGATAGTTGTATGCTTTCTGGCATGATTAGCGTCCGTAGCCGTCTGAGTAGATATTGTATCTCAACTGTGACGTATTCATGAGAGCTACATCAGTCCGCAATGTTTCAGTTCGCTGATTCATTCTTTTCAGACGCTTCAATGCGCTAATGCCAAGCTGTACGGTAGTTTGCCGCATGTCGAACTGATATTCTTCAGCAATTCTGACTGCAAGATTGAAAACAATGGCTTCCCAGTAACCTGGAGGAAGTTCAATGTAAGCCGTAGGATCAGCAATAATTGGCAATGGCTTCCAAGACGTAATCGTGATGGTCCCAGGAGAAGTGCCAGATTGTGCGTTTGGCGCATAAACAGGATAAATATACGCTTCAGCAATCGGAAAGCTAGGCTGATAGTACAAGTACCCTGGAAAGTTAGTGCTAAGAGTTTT